AGACACGGCTGGCAAGATGCTGGCTGCGACTGATTGGATGGTGATTCGTAAGGCTGAACGTGACGTAGCGATTCCTGCTGATGTGGTGGCTAAACGTGCCGCGATATTGGCAGAGGCAGAAAGACTTGAAACCGCCATTGCTGCTTGCGATAATGTCGAGGCGCTGATAGCGGTAGTACAAAATCAAAACTGGGGTGAAGCATGAGCACAATAGCAGTTAACGCCATCACAGATGCCAGCGGCGGCAACACGGCGTCAATCAACGGGGCAACGCCGACCACCGACAACACGATGGGTCGCAATCGCATCATCAATGGGGCAATGGAGATAGCACAACGCCGGACTAGTTATTCCCAAACCTCAAACGCCGGGAATTACCATACGGTAGACCGTTTTTCTTATCGTAGGTCTGGCACATGGTCTGGTGTTACTGCGGTCACTATAAGTCAGCAAAGCAGCGGCGCCCCTGTTGGGTTTAAAAACTTTTTGCGTCATGCTCCTGTTGGTTCTGATGCCACGACCCCAGACAATGCAGCCATGCTTATTGATTACAAGACAGAGGGTTTTGATACCGCAGACCTTGAGTGGGGTACTGCTAATGCCAAAACTGTAACGCTGTCTTTTTATGTTAGAAGTTCTGTTACGGGTACTTTTTGTGTAACTTTCAAAGACACTCAGTCTAGTGGGTCTATTACAGGATACACGGCTGAGTACTCAATCGCCGCTGCTAATACTTGGGAATACAAAGCAATTGTAGTTCCCGGCCCTACCTCCGGCACTTGGGGAACTGGAAATACAAAAGACATTGGGATAATGTGGTTTATTTCTGGCGACACAAGCAGCCCAAGCGAATCTGGAAGACTTGTCTCGGCAAATTCTTGGAGTGGTTCAAGACCAGATAACACCTACACAGCAAACCAGTCAGATGCAATGACAACATCTTCTGGTCAGACTTTTGACATCACAGGCGTCCAGCTTGAAGCAGGCAGCGTAGCCACCAGTTTTGAACGCAGGAGTTATGGGCAGGAGTTGGCGTTGTGTCAGCGGTATTACTATCGGATAAAACCAGATGTGGCATATGGATGTATTGCCGAAATTGCTCATGCAACAGCAACAACAAACGCAAGGGCAAGAGTTGTATTTCCAGTAACCATGCGAACTAGACCAACGGCACTTGAACAAAGTGGCACTGCTGGCGATTACGATGTTCAACTTGGAAGCGGGGTAGCGGTTTGTTCAGCGGTTCCAACAATTTCTACAGGAACTGTTACGACAACTCAAGTGGCTGTTGTTGATTTTCCAGTAGCCTCTGGTTTAACTATAGGTCAAGCCGGAAACATAAGAACACCGTCGCCCGGTAACGGATATCTCGGATGGAGTGCCGAACTATGATTTACAAAATGCTACCTAGCCAAGAAGGCGAACCACAAATCTACGCTCGCATTGACGATGACGGCTTATGCCGCCTGACTTGCACAGAAGACCATCCACCGTTTCAAGAGTGGCTGGCAGAGGGCAACACGCCCGAAGCTGCTGACGAGGTGTAGACATGCCGGGAGAGATACAACTATCAGACGCACAGATTGACGCCATTGCAGAGAAGGCGGCAGAGAAGGCGTTCAACAAAATATATGCAGAAGTCGGCAAATCGGTGCTGACTAAGTTGGCATGGCTGACAGGTGCGGCTGTGATTGGTTTATTTATATGGCTAGGAGGGCACAACTCCCTGCCAAAATAGGGGAAGAAAATGATTGACCCAGTTAGCGCCTTTGCCCTTGCGACTGCTGCCTTCAACGGCATCAAGAAAGCGGTAGAGGTAGGGAGGGAACTGGAAGATGTAGCTGGATTCTTTGGCAAATATTTTCAAGGGGTCAGCGATGTCAACAAGGCGGCAGAAGAGGCACAAAACCCACCGCTGTTTAGAAAGCTGCTCAGTGCAGGTTCTGTTGAAGAAGAGGCAATGAACGCCCTGATTCATAAGAAGAAGATAGAGAGTATGGAAAGAGAACTGCGTCAACTCATCACCCTTAGATACGGGGTGGAGGCGTACAAAGAGATGATGCAGATGAGAAGGCAAATCAGGGAACAGAGGGAACGAACCGTCTACAAACAAGCACAACGGAGAAAGAACTTTCTATGGAACACATTATATGTTGGTTTAATCTCCATTCTCCTTGGTTGTCTATGGTGGTTGTTAGTGTGGGTCACAAACTATAAGGGGTAAGGTGTGAAACAAGGACTGTATGCAAACATCCACGCCAAGCGTAAGCGTATTGCTGCTGGTAGTGGAGAGAAGATGAAGAAGGCTGGCGCTAAAGGTGCCCCAACAGCAAAAGCATTTAAACAAGCCGCTAAGACGGCAAAGAAAGGAAAATAATGCCTAAAGTAAATGGAAAATCATACCCCTACACTGCCGCTGGTAAGGCTGCTGCTAAAGCTGCTGCTAAGAAGACGCCGCAGTATGCAAAGTGGAGCGACCTGTCCCCAGCAGAGAAGGCTGCACAGGCTGCTCGTATGTCCCGCCGTCAAGGCACCACCCCTCAAGCGTATGTTAAAGGTAAGGCTATGACCGCCGCTGACAAGCAAATGATGCGTGAGGCTACCAAGGGGAAAACCAATGCCACTAAAAAGCGGTAAGAGTAAGAAGGCAGTAAGCGAGAACATCAAGCGCCTGACTCGGGAGGGCAAACCTCCTAAGCAGGCTATCGCCATTGCTCTACAGAAGGCTGGTAAAGCCAAGAAGAAATGAAACATTCAGTAGGTAAAACAATCACCACCACTGGGTCTGACGTTGAGTTGTTCACGGTGCCTAATGGGTATGTCGCTGAGGTGGAGACGTTGTTTATTTCCAACACCGCAGGTAGCACAGCCAGTGTCAGTGTGTTTTGGGAACATGCACACGATGCCACACATCAGATTTACATTATCAATGGCTACAGCTTAAATGCTAAAGATTATTTATTATTTAGCAACGGCTCAATTGTGTTGAAGAGTGGGGACAGCATACAGGTGCAGACTAGCACGTCAGGCATCTCCTACATTGCTACCTTTGACCTACGTAAAGAGTTGCCAATGTACACTTTTGATGGTGAATAGGTTGACAAATTGGTTATTTTATGGTATAATGTTACCAATTAAGGAATAATAATGACGTATCTTGACTTAGTTAATAAAGTGCTGCTACGGCTCCGTGAACCTGAAGTGACCACGGTGCAGGGAAGTGGCACGTCTAACCAATACGCCCGTCTGATAGGTGAGTTTGTCAACGAGGCTAAAAGTCAAGTTGAGTCTGCTTGGGACTGGTCTGCTCTGCGTAGTACCCTTACGCTAACCACTGTAGCTGATACCTTCAACTATGAATTGAACGGCACGGGTAACAACTTCAAAGTGTTGAACGTACTAAACGACACCAGTAACTGGTTCATGGAGTACCGGGACGCTGACTGGTTTGACAAGCAGTTGTTTGTTATGAACGATAGTCCGTCCACAGGTGCCCCGCAATACTACAACTTCAACGGGGTTAGCGCAGACGGCGACACTCAGGTAGACCTCTATCCTATCCCTGACCAAGAGTATTCGCTGCGGTTCAACGTGACGCTACGTAACGCACCTCTGTCGGCTGATGCTGATAATGTAGTTATTCCAACACGCCCCATCATTCTGTTTGCCACCGCTATGGCTATTGAAGAGAGAGGCGAGGATGGTGGACAACAAAGCATCAATGCTTATGGCGCTGCTCGTAGTGCCTTAGCAGATGAGATTGCATTAGACGCCGCACGTCACCAAGAAGATACTATTTGGTATCCAGCATGAAACAAATAACCAACCTATCTCTTGTTAGCCCCGGCTTCTTTGGGCTGAACACTCAGGAGAGTGGTGTTACTATTTCCCCCAACTTTGCCCAGCTCACTGATAACGTGGTGATTGACAAGTATGGTCGCTTAGGGGCACGTAAGGGTTGGGACATGATGACCACCAGTGGTGACACCTCGTTGGGTGGTAACAGCATTAAGTTTATGTTGGAGCACGTCAACGCTGACAACACCACAACCATCATCTCAGGCGGTAACAGCAAGGTGTGGACTGGCGGCATCAGTGCTACGCTGACGGACATTACCCCTGCTGCCTACACTGTCAGTGGTGACCGCTGGAAGGGTGCAAGCATTTATGACCACGCCCTGTTGGTTCAGGATGGGCAAGAGCCGTTGGTCTATTCTGCTGCTATCAGCCCGGTGTGTCAACCCATCACAACCTACCGCAGTGCGTCGGCTCAGAACTTCGGTTCTTCTTACCCAAAGGATGTTATTGCTGCTTGGGGTCGGTTTTGGACGCACGATGGCGACACGGTTTATTGGTCTACAGATATAGCTGACACGGCTTTCCCTGCCTTCTATGGTGGCACCAGTGGAACACTAAACATCGCTGCTGTTCTGCCTAACAACGCAGACACCATTGTGGCTATTGCAGCACACAACGATTTCTTAGTTATCTTCTGTAAGAACAACATTGTGTTGTATAGCGGAGCATCCAACCCTATTGGTGTTGCCTTCCAGCTTAATGACGTAATCACTGGTGTTGGTTGTATTGCTAGGGACAGTGTTCAGGCTACAGGTAATGACCTTATCTTCTTGTCAGACACTGGTGTGCGTTCACTAGGGCGTCTCATTCAAGAGAAGAGTTTGCCGCTGCGTGATTTAACAAAGAATGTACGAGACGATTTATTAAACGACATAGCCACTGAACTTGCCAACAGTGGTGATTTAGATGATGTTGTATCTGTTTATTCTGAAACCAATGCGTTCTATTTGTTAAGTTTTCCGTACAGTGATATTATTTATTGTTTAGACATGCGTTCTGTCCTTGAGGATGGTTCTGCGCGTGTCACTACGTGGTACAACTATCAGGCTGATTCGTTCTGCCGCAGTCGTAACCGTGACCTGTTTATTGGTAAGACAAACGGTATTGGTAAATACGCTGGGTATGAGGACAACGGGACTGCCTTCCGTATGCGCTACTTCTCACACTTCATTGACTTTGGTAATTCAACATTTAAGAAGATGTTGAAGCAAATTGCCACTACGGTGGTGGGTGGTGCTAATCAAACGTTTGTTATTAAAGCTGCGTTTGACTATGAAAACATTGCCAACTCTTATGTATTCACCATTCCACCGCAAGGTACCATTGCTGAATATGGTATTGCTGAATATGGGGATAATGCTGCTACGGTTGCCGAATACACATTAGGTATTGTTATTGACAACGTGAAGAGTAGTGTTGGCGGTAGTGGTAATGTAATACAACTAGGCTTTGAGGCTGATGTTAATGGCTCAGAATTAAGCGTTCAAAAGATTGACGCATTTGTAAAAACTGGAAAGGTAAGCTGATATGGCTAACTACACTAAGGCAACAGACTTTGCCTCTAAGGACACGCTGACGACAGGCGACCCAGCAAAGATTGTTAAGGGAACGGAGATTGATGATGAGTTTAACGCCATTGCTACGGCTGTTAACTCTAAGGCTAACACCAACAGCCCATCACTCACTGGTACTCCACTAGCACCTACTGCTGCTGCTGGTACTAACACCACTCAGATTGCCACCACTGCTCATGTGTATGCAGAGCGTACCAACACGGCAACACTGACGGATAAGACACTAACCAGCCCTACAATTAACACACCAACCATCAGCGGAGGAACGATTAGTGGAATCACTGACCTTGCTGTTGCGGATGGCGGTACTGGTGCTTCTACTGCTGCTGATGCTCGTACCAATCTTGGACTTGGCACTCTAGCCACCGTCTCACCAACAGGAACACCTTCTACTTCCACCTTCTTGCGTGGAGATAACGCTTGGACAGCCATCACTGATTCGCTAGGTTTGAATCAATCGTGGAGTGCTAGTAATTTAACCTCTGGCACTGTATATCAAAACACCTATGGCAGAGCTGTTGCGGTTGGTGCAAACACCGCTGCTTATTCAGGCGACATTGAAGTGTCTTCTAACGGCTCCACTTATTATCGTGTTCAAGGTAACAGTGCTGGTAATGCTGTTTGGCAGAATAGTTTTGCCATCATCCCACCGGGACACTATTGGAAATTGACAGGAACTGTTCAACAAGGCTATCGTCTGCTTTCATAAAGAGGTAAGAAATGGAAAAAGGTTTTTATCATCCCGAACGAGGATATTGGCAGACGTTGTGTGAGCCTTCTGCTGAAATAGTGGCTTCCTACCCTGCTGGCACCTTTGAGGTTCCGCTGAAGCCAAGCCCTCTGCATACGTTTGATGGTTCTCAGTGGGTGCCGCCTACTGACCAAGAAGTTTATGACGCACAGGCTGATGTAGTTAGGCTTGAACGAGATTTACGTTTAGCTACAGATGTTGACCCTGTTGTGTCCAATCCTCTGCGCTGGGCAGACATGTCAGCAGAAAAGCAACAAGAGTGGGTTAACTACCGTCAGGCTTTGTTGGATGTTACACAGCAAGAGGGGTTTCCCTTTAATGTTGTATTCCCAACTAAACCTGCGTAATGGACGACATCATTCATCATTTCAGTGACGGGTTGTACGCCAAAGAGGTAAGGGTTCCCAAAGGCTCTTTCCTTGTAAAACATGTCCATCCCTACTCTCACTTATCCATATTGGCTAAGGGAACTGTAAGGATGACTAAAGGGGAAGAGGTAGAGGTTGTACAGGCTCCTGCTTGTATCAACGTAGAGGCTAATAAAGTTCACAGCATTGTGTCTTTAGAAGATTGTGTTTGGTTCTGCATACACGCAACAGAGGAAACTGATGCAGAAAACATTGATAAAGTTTTAATAGAAAAAGAGGTATAAGATGCCTATTACAGCAGCACTTATTGGAGCAGGGGGTAGTCTACTCGGGGGCATGATGGCTTCCGATGCAGCCTCTCGTTCAGCAGACGCACAGGTTAGGGCAGCAGAGATTGCGGCTGAGGCGGCTAAGTTTAAACCTTACGCTGTCACCACTGGCTTTGGTCGTGGCTTCTTTGATGAGGCAGCACAGACCGCTGGCTACGAGTTAGACCCTCGTTTACAAGCTGCTCGTGACTTCTATTATCAACAGGCTGAGCTTGGGCGTCAACGCGCTGCCGAACTAGACCCACAGGCGTATGCCGCTGAGGTGCTGGCAGAGCAGCAGGGGTTGTTGGCTCCACAGCGTCAAGCTGAAGATATTGCTCTACGGCAGCAACAACTACAACGCGGTCGCATTGGTCTAGGTGTGTCACCCGAGTCGTTAGGTGCTGGCATGATGGGTGGTGCTATCAACCCTGAACAGTATGCACAAAACCTAGCCCGTGCTCGTGCTGATGCTGAACTCGCTGCTGCGTCACGTCAGGCTGGTATTGCTGAACGTGAACGTAGGCTGGCAGAGGCTGGTGGTCTGTTCCAAGCTGGGCTTGGTGTTGAAGAACTGGGTATGAAACCACTTGAGATGGGTGCTCAGTATGGTGGGAAAGCAGCTACGGCTGGGGCACAAGTTGGTGGTTTGTTAAGTGAAGGGCTTAGGGGCGCTGCTCAAACACGTTTAGCTAGTGGTTTAGGCACTGCTCAGGCTATCCAACGTGCTGGTCAACAGTTTGGTGGTATGTTTGCTAACCAACCTATTACCCCGTCTTATACAATGCCTGAGTTGCAAGCACTTGGTTCTGCTTATGCCCCAGCATCTATGAGTTTTTGGCAAAATTACGGTTAAGGAATAAACATGGCAACACAAGGATTATTTCAACTTCTAGGTGAATCGCCTCAAGAAGTTCGTCGTAAGTATGAGGCTGGGTTGATGTTGACTCCTGAAGCAATGGCACAACAGGGTTTGCTTCAGCAGGTTGCCTCTACCATTGCCCAAGGCGGTGCCAGTGCTGGTTATGGGTTAGGTCGTATGCTTGGGGCTAAAGCTCCCGGTGAGGCAGAGGCTGAGGCACAGCAGGCTGCTTTGCTTGAGGCACAACAAAGTGGACTTAGTGGTTCTGCTTTGGTAAATAGATTGGCTGAAATCAGCACCGACCCACGCCGTGCTTTTGCTTTACGTCAACAAGCTGCTCAGATGGCGGCTGCTGAGGCAAAGGCTGCACAAGATGCACAGGATGCTGCTTTACAACGTCGTAAAACACTAGCAGAGGTTGCAGAACTTGAAGGTAAACCTGCTGCCGCCGCTGCTGCCCTTACCTCAAGAACTAATATGCTTCGTGTTGCTGGCTTATCTCAAGAGGATGCGGCTATTTACGCAGAAGACGAGCAATTAACACGAGACATT